CGTCCCCGGCCGCCACGTCGGCGGACGGGACGTAGTCGACGGCGTCGCCTTCCTGCACGAATTCCACTGTCACTGGCTACTCTCCTTTCATCTTGAGGGCCGCCCGCGGGTCCTGATCTTTGACGCCCACGTCGAGGTAACCCCGAAAGCCCATGCCGAGCATGTTGGGGGGCGCCTCGACCCGCTCGATGACGGGCGTGCGGCGGCCGTTGAGGAACACGATCTCGAAGGCCGCGAGCACCTCGGGGTTCGCGAACAGGTACCAGGCTTTGGCGCTCGAGCCCGTGTAGTAGCTGTCCGAGAGGTGCGGCGGCGAGACGACGCGGTACTTGTTGCGGTGGGGGTTGTCGACCGGGATCTTGGTCGCGCTCCCCTGCGCGTCCATCATCAGCTGCGCCGAGCCCATCAACAGCTCCGCGTCGGTCTCGACCTCGACCGGCACCACCAAAAGCTCCGGCCGGATGTTGATGGGCTTCTGGTCCTTGGCCTTGCTGCCCGGACCGGCCTTCTGCTTGCGGAACTGCGTCTTGGCAGTCGTCAGGCTGTCGGAGGCGAAGGCCGTCGTGGCCCCGGTGAGGAAGTTTCCGTTGCCCGCGCTGAAGAAGCTGCCGGGGTTCGAGAGCAACAGCGCGAAGAACAGATCGTCGATCAGCTCGGCGCCCGAGCGGCCCATCTGCCGCGTGATGTCCAGGAAGGCGTTCAGATCGTCGTTGATGATCTCCTGCCGCGTGAGCATCAGGATCTGGCCGTAGGTGTCGGCCTTGTTGGAGTATTTCTGCTCCGAGACCTTTCCGTGCTGAAGTTCACCGTCGGGGGCGACCTTCTCGAAGCCGCCGGTCCCGAGCAAGCGGTAGCGGCTGACCTCCTTGAAGTCGCTCACCGAGCCGACCGAACAGAGCTCGAGCGCGGCGATCGGCGTCTGCCGGTAGGCGGCCAGCAGCGTCTTGTTCATGACGTTTTCGAGGATGCCCGGCAGCGAAATCGTCGAGAAGCCCGCGCGGATCGTCTCCGTGCCGTCGCCAAAGACCGGCGGAACCGAACGGCCTTCCAACCGCGCGCAGGAGGCGACCAGCTCTTTGAGTCCGATGTGCCGCATCGAGTAGGCGGCTTCGAGTGTCTGCTCCCCGAACTCCTTGACGAGGTCGTTGTCATCCGCGCCGATCGAGAGGCAGGCCGCCGCTTCGAGGGTCTTGACCGTCAACGGCGGCGAGGATGAACCCACGGCCGGCGCCTTGGGACGCGCGGCCCGCAGGACGGTCAGTTCGGTCTTGGTCACATCCCAGTTCTCTTCGATGGCCTGCGCCTCGATCTCGGCGTGCTCGCCCGCGCAGATTTCAGTGATTTTGGCGATCCGCCGGCGCTCGGCCGCCCACTGGGCCCGCAATTCGTCGATGGGATTCGGGGGCGGCTGCGGAGAAGTGAACTGCGGCGTTGCGCCCCCGCCCGAGGCCTCGATCTCGGTGGAAGACCCCGAAGAGGCAGGTTGCGTGTCGGTGGGCTCGCTGCCGCCCGTTCCCTCATCACCGCTCGTTTCGCGGCTCGCTTCGAAGAGCGTTTGCATCTTGGTCGTCTGCTTCTCGTCCAGCTCGTCCGCGTCGAACCCCATCGCCTCGAGCCACTCGTCGAATTCCATGTCGGTCACTCCGATCTCTCGCGTGGAACGTTGATCCAAACTCTGCCCGGCCGCCACGCGGGCCGTGGTCTGGTCGTCGGCCCCCAGGGCCACGAAGCTGATCTCGCGCAGCACCGATTGCCGCGCCACGTAAAGCGGTCCCGTGAAGCGGCGGCCGTTGACCTCGACCGACTCGCCCTCGTCGACGAACGAGACCCTGCCGGCGAGCGCCCCCATCGAGGCCTGCCAGGGGAAGCCGTTGTCGGCCGAGTCGGCCACCTCGCGGGCGTGATCGTTGGCGGCCGAGAGTACGCCCGTCAGCCGGATCGAGCTGCGGTTGATGTCGATCGACTCGGTGTGCCCGACGATCTGGCCGGCGTTGTGGTCCCGCAGGATGGGCCGCGCCTTGGCCGAGATCCGCATCCCGGACAGATCGGCCACGACGGGAAAGGGAAAGTTGGCGAGGGTCAGCTTGCCGCCCGTGTAGGCGGTCATCGTGAACCGCCGCAGTTGCGGCTCCTGGGCGTCCCCCTCCTCGGCCGCCGCCTCGATCAGCCGGAAGTCGCTCTCGCCTTCGGCCTCGAGGATGTAAAACTCGGCCGGCACGGCCGCGAGGTGCGTGTGCGCGCGGCGCGCTTTACGCCGCTTGCGCCGCGCCAGCTTCTTCTGCTTCGTCGCCATCAGGTTCCTTTGCTGCGTTGCCGTTCGGGTCCGGAGCCGCCGTCGTGGGAGCCAGGCCGAGTTCGTTCAAGAGCGCCGTCTCTTTGGCGCGCTGCCGGAGCTGCGTCTCCCAGTCGAGGCCCCGCCGCGCGTACTCGTCGGCCAGCGTGGTCGTGTGGTTGGTGAGCCGCGTGGCCTGGGCGTTGGCCTCCTTCGCGGGATCGACGTGCTCGTGCCCGTCCCAGAACCACTGGTGCGGCCACTCGGCGATGGGGCCCAGGCCGGACGGCAAGAGCCCTTCGATCAGCACGGCCTCATCGAACCAGGCGGCCAGGATGCGGTCCAGGACGACCGCTTCGATGTGGGACTGCTCGACCCGGATCGACTTGAAGTACGTCTGGTGGTCGAGCCGGCCGGAGGCGTAGTTGTAGCCCGAGGAATTCCCGGCCGCGATGTTGAAGGGCATATTCAGGCAGCGGGCGATCTCGTTGAGGATCTCGCGCTTGAACTCGCCGTACGTCGCGCTGGGATGCTCGGCACGCAATTGCCCCATCTTCCAGCCGCCCGGCATCGTCAACAGGGCGTTCCGCTCGAGCTCGATCAGGTCCATCGGCTCGACGGGGTCCGACTCGCCGTTGGCCGGCGCATCGGTGTAGATGATGCCCGCAAAGTAGGCGGCCGCCTTGGCGGCGTCGAGCGTGGCCAGCGAGTAGTCCCGCAGCATCGCGAACAGCGGCAGGGCGGGTGTCAGCTCCGGGATGCCGCGGGCCTGTCCGGGGCGGTCCACGCGGAACACGTGGATCATCGAGGCGGCTGAGATACGGTCGTAGTCCTGACCGAAGCCGACGACGCTCGTATCGCCCGGATGCTCGCGGAGCACGTCGTACTCGATGGGGTTGCCGTCCTCGTCGAAGACGATCCCGTCCACCCCGCTGTGGTGAAGCTTGAGTTCCGGCGTGGTGACCTGGTCGGCCTCAACGAGCTTGAGATCGAGCTTGATGGGGCCCGGGAGCCGCTCGTTACTAGTGAAAATCGCGAACGCCTCGCCGTCCTCGGCGCAGGCCTGCCGCATCGTGCGGAGTTTTTCCGGCAATCGCACGGCCTGGGACCACCGAACGAATTCCCGCTCGATCCGCCGGTTGGCGGCTGCGTTCTCGGTGAGCAGTTGCAGGCGGGGCCCAGTGCCGATCACGTCGTTGGCCAGCGTGAGCACGATCCCGCGAGCGTAGGAGTTGTTGGCCACTTCGTAGCGGGCGCGGTTGCGGAGCGTGCGGCGGACCTCGGGGCTGTTGGCGGCGTTGGCCGAGAGCCCGTCGGCGAACAGCCAGTGCCGGCGGTTGTTGTCGGTCGTCGCGGCCGCGTCGTAGCGAGCCCGCAGCCACCAGGGACGGCGGCGCAGGACGCTGGCGCGCAGCGCAGCAGCACGATCGGGAACAATGCGTTTCAGCCAGCCGAGCATGTTTCTGTCGGGAACCGAGTGGAGCGGTCCGGGAGAACGCGCGCGTTCGCCTACCCAGCACCGGGAGGCACGAGTTTCGAGAAGCGCAGGCCGCGGCCCTTCTTGCGGGTGGCCTCTTTCGAGGCCAGGTAGCGGTCGGCCTCGATCTGGTCACGCAGGGAGTGCTGCTCGACGCTGCCGGCGTCGTTCGACGCCTTCGCCGGTCCCTCGGCGTTTTGGCGGATGGTGTCTTCCAGGTCGTCAGCCACAGGCAGCCTCGAAATGAAGAAAGCGAACTCCCCCTACTGTTTACCTACCGGATTTGGAGGCAGATTGACGAAAGATTTGAAGGTTTCTCGGAATTCATTGTTGTGGTTGACACGCAGTTGCAGAATGTCGGTCCTTGTCCGGCTTCTCCCGACAATTCGTCAGCTCATTTTGGACCGATCGCTCAGTGTTGCCCACGACGCATCTCCGA